GATGGGCGTCAAGGACGGTTCGGTGTCACTTCCGACCGCATTTGTAGGAGCCGATGAGTCCGTGACTGAAGAAGACAAGGAAGCTTTTGTGGCGCAGATGCAAGAAAGTCATGAATAAAGACGAAAAAGGGGGTACAATGAGAGAGGAAATCGCAATACTGAAAGCGACGGTGAGGGAGTTGGACGAAAAGCGGGAAGTCTTGGTTCAGGCCATTGCCGTTTTGTCGGGTAAGGTGGAACCAAAGGCGAGGAAGGTCAAGAGGCAGGGACGGCCCAAGGGGAGTAAGAACAAGGAGAAGGACGCGGAAGTCCCGGAAGCGAAGCCTCCGAAGTCCGCGAAGACGCCGAAAGCAGAGAAACCTGCGGATGAGGCGGACCTTCCGACGCTCCCAATGAAGCGCGGCAAGGGATCGCCATTCGACTCTCCGGCGACCTAAGAATAAGACGGGGCGCGCATGTCGAAGACGCGCATGAAAGGGGGAAATTGAATATGAAAAGGCGATGGCGTGAAAGAAAAGAATGGAAGAGGCTTGTTGCGTTCTTTGACACCAAAGAAGGAAAGTGTGCGACACTTATTGAGGCGATGTGTTATGCCCGTGGTGGAAAGGAATGATCTCATGCGTCCTCACGTTCAAGTGCGATAGGTGCGATAAGGAACAGGACCGGAGTGTTGACGTTGATACCGTGTCTCTCTGGCCGGTGTGTGGTGAAAAACTTGAAGCCGGTCCACTTCCGAATGGATGGTTCGAGTTCAAAGGAAAACTTTATTGTGACGAGCATGAATTGAAATCGCAGGTTTGGGATGTGGGTAGGGGTGGAATCCAATTAGATTACCCATTACCTAAACCGGAGATCGTGAGTTGTAAAGCCGATGAGAATGCGGCGTCAATTACAGATTTGAGGACAGGGAAAGTTTACCCGGCGGCGATGTGAAAACCGTTAAGTCAAATTTTGCAGAGTTGTTTTGGAACGGAGTGTTCAGAATGGCTCTTGCGAAAGAGTTCAACAGGTTTTGTAAAGAAACCGAGGCGTTCCATCCAGCTAAAGGCTCGGGGATGAGAAGGAACCCCGTCACCCTCAGCCGTCAAATGGACGAGGCCGGATTTCCTCATGTCTTCGACTACGACTTTGCGATGTGTCTGTGGACGGAGAAGGAACAACCGAAAGGACGGGAGCGCCTTCGGGTTACGGATGAAGAGGTTGAGGAAATACGCGACTTGTTTGAAAAGGTTGTATGCCATACACAAAAACCGCCGATTTGTTGGGTGTGGAATAAATAATGGCGACACACTCGGGGAAATTCCCATTAAAAGGCCGTGATGATGAAGCCTTCGAGGTCTTTTGCGTTACACGTAAGTATTCTGAGGTGGCAAAAAAGTTTGGAGTTTCAGGGCCAGCGGTAGGCCGACATGCTGAGAAGCATGAGTGGATTGACCGCCTCGCCCGTAGAATTTCAAAGATTGAGGAGAAGGTGAACGAGAAACTAAGCGACCGGATTGCCAGAGACGCCAGCCGACAGTTCGATATCATGTCCCTCGTTGAAGCGAACGCCGCCAATATCCTTAAAAAACCAAAACTCGCGGAAGGTGAACATATAAAGCCGTCAGAATTGTCTATGACTGCCGGAGCCGTGGAGACTTCCGTTAAAACGAAACGCCTCATTGCTGGTGAGTCAACGGAGAACGTGGCGTTCAGCTACAAGGACATGATGCGGAGGATGATCGAGGTTGCGGCGGGGAAGGTGGTTGATGTCCAGCAGGTTGAAAATGGGAGGAATGAAATATGACTACTTGGATACTCGTCATTGCGATGTTTTCAGGTTCAAATTTTAGTTACGGTGGGACTACGATTACTCATATTGATTATGGATTTGACGGCGAGGCGTGTGTCGCATCTGCGGAATATCTTAACAGGTGGAGCCCAGATAATAGATCACTAATTGCTACATGTATTCGAGGTCCGAAGGCGATCACGTCAGAAAAATAAAAAGCTGAAGGGCCGAAGGGGGGAGCATGATTAAAAAGTCTTTTAATGGATTCGTTGAACAGCTTGTTCTTAATCGTGGGCTTAAATTGGCGCACATTACACGCGGGGAAATTGTAAGTGTGCTTGGAGCAACTTGGCACGGTATAACTCCACGGGGACGTGTGATAGTTAATAATAAAACTGGGAGTATAACTCGATCCGGCGGTGGCTCGATTCCAAGGTGTTTCAAATTATCAGATAGCCAGCCGAGCAATGAAATAAGAATAACAAGTAAGTTTACCAAGAGTGAAAAAAAGTCCACATTTTATCCTTTAAGTAATGAGCAAGCATTCTTGGCGATTGATGTCCTTTCAAGATTTTTCCGTGCAAGGGATAATAATAAACCACATTATGACCTGATTGCAATTATATTGAATTATTTCACAAAAAAAGTAGTAAATGAAAGCGATGTTGAATTTCTTTTAGAAGAAAAAATGAAATTATTTAATGAAACGCTTAAAAGATTTCCGAAGGGTTCAGTCATTGTGATTCACAGGATGAAGCCATGACCGAAACAGAAATCCGCCAAGAGTTCAAGACGTTTGAGGACGCAGGGGTTCATCCAGACACCTTACACATTCGTTTTGGTGAAGGCGACGAGGTAGCAAAGGCGGAAATCAAGAGTGGGAACGATGTCCTTTTTTCCTACCCCAATCGGTTTAGGAATCACGAGCAAGAGGGACAGTGGAGGCATTTCTCGTGCCAGTCGGTGACATGATGATCCAAAGTGATTAACCCCTCCGACACGTTTAACGTCACGCAGGAGCAAGCGGCAAAGGTCGTCAAGGCGTTCCAGGGCGACCCCAATCTATTCCTATGCGAAGCCCTCGGGATAACGAAGACTTGGGAAGGGCAACAAAGGATCATGGCGGCAATTGCCAGTGAAAGCAGGGTCGCCGTCCAAAGCGGTAACGGTTTGGGAAAAGACTATATTTCTTCCGCAATAATCCTATGGTTCCTCTACAATCACATACCGTCCATTGTCATTGCAACAGGACCAACATCACGACAGGTAGAAAAGGTTGTTTGGGGTGAATTGACACAGAAGTTCCACGCGGCAAAGATTCCACTTGGTGGGCGTCTCCTGAACAACCTCCTTGAAGTTGACAAAGAGCAGAGATGGTTCGCTATGGGTTTCACAACCAAGGACATTCATAATACTCCTGGGCGGATGCAGGGCTTCCATTGTTTATTTGAGGATATGGAGATTTTGACTAAGAGGGGTTGGGTTGGTATTGATGAAATATCGTCAAGTGATTTGGTACTTTCCGTCGATCTTTCCAGTTCATCCGGTGAATGGATGCCGATCCAAAATATTAACAAATATCCATTCGACGGTGATATAAATGTTTATGACGGGAGGTGTGTGAGTTTTGCTGTTACAGATGAACATAGATTTCCAACAGTAAAAGTGTTTCGTGGTGACAAGTGGAAATTAACGCCATTACAAAACTGTGGGGATAGGTTTTATATCAAGCGTTCGTTTTCATGGATTGGGGATGATTTTGAAGTCCCGGAGCCATTTGGGAAAATGTCAAGAGAGGAATTCGCTGAAATAGTTGGATTTTGGACGGGGGATGGTGGGACAAGGGAACATGGCCATTCAGGAAAGTTTTATGAATCGCTGTTTTATCAAACCAAAGAAAGTTCTGACGGATATCTTCCGAATTTGTTGAAAAAGTTCAAATGGACAAAGGCCAGGGATTACTACGCCATTTCAAATAAACATATCGCCGAATGGTTTATTTCAAATGTAGGACGATATCAATGTGACAGAGTTGTCCCTAGAATATTGTTGGATGCCAAAAAGTCTGTCATCGAGGCCTATTTGGAGGGTTTATGGAAAGCTGACGGATCGTGTGGTGATGGGCGAAAGCATAATCTTTATAACACTTCAAAAAAATTGATGGATGGCGTTCAGGAACTTCTATTGAAGTTGGGGAAACCGTCATCTATAGGGGTCAATAGAAAAGTCGGGGACAAGTGTAGTTTTACTATTAGGAATACGTGTTACACAATCAATTATCCGAATGGACAAAGGGATCATGTCGTATTCAAGAAAGACATCCACAAAGAACGTGTTAAAGGTCGCGTGTGGTGTATAGAGACACAATACCAGACTTTCGTGGCCAGGAGGAAAGGGAAGGTATTTGTTAGCGGTAATTCAAAAAATATCTTCATACTTTTCACCGAAGCACAGGCGATGGAAAGGGCGGCATGGGACCAAGCAGAAACGCTAATGTCGTCGGGAAACGCGAAAATGCTTGTCATAGGAAATCCGCTTTTGAGTTACGGCCCGTTCTATGAAGCTTGCCAGCCAAAAAGTGGATGGAAAGTAATTCGTCTTGATGGAGAGGATAATCCGAATTACAAGGTTGGACGTGAAGTAATACCAGGACTTTGCTCGAAAGAATGGATTGATATGATGGGAGCGAAATATGGAACGGAAAGCCCGACGTATCTGTCAAAGGTCCGGGGATTCTTCCCGAAGACTTCAACAGACACGTTCATTGAACCTCAGTGGGTTGAGTGGGCGAACACGAAGGGGATGGACGCTTTACAAGAAGACGGACCAGAGGTCGCTGGCCTTGACCCGTCAAGTTACGGTAGCAACAAGACGATTCTAGTCCGTCGAAAAGGAATGAAAGTCATCGACGTCCAGAAATACGAACGTAAAAGCACGATGGAGACCGTGGGAGTGGTCGTCAAGACGCTTCAGAAAGGGGCGCAGACGGTCTTCCTTGACGTTACAGGGGTGGGAACGGGCATCTATGACCGCCTCGTTGAACTTGGGTTCAGGCAAAAGGTCGTGGCGATCAACTTCGGAGGCAAGCCAAAGGAGTCAGGATGGTATCCGGCAGGGGTGAGGACGCCCAAGGACAAGTACGACGACATAGCCACGCAGATGTACGACAGACTCAAAGGCTATCTTGAAACGCGGAAGATGGCCTTCCCCTATGATGAAGACTTGTCAATTCAACTTGTAAACCGTAAGATGAAGGTGCAATCTTCTGGTAGAATGAAACTGGAAAGCAAAAAGGAGTTCTCGGCCAGGGGCTACGACAGCCCGGACGAGGCCGACGCTTTGGCACTCTGCTTTTGTGAGGTGGACGAAGGGGAGAACGTGTCACCTGAACCTGTTATGGAGGTTCAAGAGGACAAGACGCTTGACGCGATCTTCAGTTGATGGGCCGGAGGCTCCGATGAACGAACAAGACGTTAAGGAAATTGAGATTCAGGAAGGAAGGGAAATTGAAGATCAAAGAATCATGTCCATTGGAGAAGCGGATGTCCCCACGTTTTACCTCACTGGACCCAGGGCAGGAAGCACAAGTTCCGATGCATCAGACGATCCGAATTTCTCACCGATACGTGGTTTAGGTGCTCCCGCCGACGTCTATCCAGACGATCAAACCGTAAGGAAAATCCAAGACGCCAGCACGAAGCGATATTTCATTGACCCTCAATACCGGGGGATCATCGACGCCTTCACAAACTTTATCATCGGGAAAGGGTTCAAGGTCGAGGCCGTGGATGAGAATCCAGAAGTTCAAGTCTACCTCGATGAATTCATGGCCGTCAACAAATTCAGCAGTCGAAGCCGTCAAATTGTCTTGAAGGTTTTGCGAGGGGGAGAGCAGTTCATCCGTTTCTTTGAAAATGCGGGAAACAAGTTGGCACGTATCCCCGTTATACGAACCCTGAACTACTGGCAGATCACCGAGGTTGAGAGGGACGTTAAGGACTCTGAGAATGTGACGGCGTACATCCACGAATACGCGAGTGCGGATAACCAAGTGGAGAAAGAGTCAATCCCGCCCGGTGAAATCGTCCACATCAAGTTTGCAGACGAGGAAGAGAAGAGGGGGCGTCCAGTCTTTGAGGCAATCGTCCAGCATTGCCAGTTTTATTTGGATTGGTTGTTTAACCGCGTCGTCCTCAATCGGCTGAAGACCTCCTACTACCTGGAAGAGATCGTAAAAGGTTCTCCCGCCAGAGTGACAACGCAGGACAGTCAAGCGACGGACCAGAACAGGGTGAGCAAGACCGGGCAGGTTATCAAGCGGATGCCGAAGCCGGGGAGCAAGCTCGTCCACAACGACGCCGTGGAATACAAGTGGCTGAAACCGGATGTCCAGGCCGACGACGCGAAGGAAGACGGGAGAGCTATTCGTCTTGCCATTTGCGCGGGTGGACAGATTCCAGAATTCGTCCTAGGCGATGCGTCTCAGGCTAATTTTTCTTCCAGCGTTGTTTCTCAAAACCCCTTCGTCCGAAAGATCGAATTCATGCAAGCCTTCTTCGAAGAGTATTTCAAGGTCATCTTTGAACGCGTGTTGACGAGGGCGGTTAAAAACAACTTCATTCCTTCGAAATCAACCGAGACTGTTGCCGTTGAAGTGGCCGAGGGCGTGAAGTTGTGGAGGAAGATGAAGGCGAAACTTAATGCCTTCTTTGACAAGAAAAATGTTCAGGAAAGGAATGTTGGGACGGTCATCAAGGAGCAGTTGGATACCGCCGGGAACGCTGTGACGAAGAAGGTTATTCCTACGAAGACCACCGTCAAGATTACTTGGCCGACGCTCATAGCCCAGGACGTGCTTAACGACACCAAGGCCGCGCAGATTCATCAAGCTATGGAGATCGTGTCGAAGCGCACCCTCGCCGAGCGCATGGGCTACGACTACGAGGAAGAACAGCGCCGGATCGAAGTGGAGAACGTGGACGACGCCGAGAAGGGCGGGGGGCAGGACGACGAGATGGACGACGAGAAGAGGCAGGGGGAGATTGACGCGATGAAAGACGAGGAGGACGGGAATGAAACGGTCCAGAAGCAAGGATAGGAAAAAATATGAACCCTGCCCTCCTTCAAAGAGTTACTTAAAGGCTCTCAGTAGAATTCATGATATGGCTTATCCGAAGGGTGCGTTTTTGTGTATTCCGCCGACGTTCATAATTGAGGTGCCAACGAAATGACAGGCCACTTAGTTTGTTCGTCACGTTGTAAAGGTTGGGTCGCGGCGGGATCACCTAATTATTATCGTCCACCAAGGAAGAGACATCGGGATAAGATATATAAGGATTTGGATATATTATTCCAGTCGAGCGTGTTTGACGTTCATTACTGCCCTTATTGCGGGAACAAGTTGGTCAAGGAATACGAACTCCGAGAGGATAAGGTGAAGGCTTGAAACTCGACGAAGCGACCTATAAAGAAATCCTCCGAATAGGAAACCTCTACCCGGCGATCCGCTCCCACGCGGACGCATGGCCGAAGGTGAGGCAACTTGTCATTGATGGGAAGGCGGATGAGGCGTCGGCTTTGGCGAAGAAGCACCTGGAAGAAAATCCCCGATACAAGATTCGGAACATCGTTGCCGTGGCGCAGAGGAAACGCCGCCGCGACTACCTCCTTGCACAAGTCCAACTCGAAAAAGATATCAAGGCCGTCCTCGTCAAATTCACGGTGAATGCCGACAAATGGATCACAACGGCAGGGGGGGAGGAAGGAAAGATTTCCCTCTGGAAGATGAAGCCGTTGACGGATAGGCTCCTGAAAGCCAACCGTGAGGCATTTCAGGAGATCAAGGGGCTTCTTACCTCTGCCGTCCGTTCATCAATCAAGGCTGGGATCGTGGACACCATGCGGAGCGCCCAGGACGGGTTAAACGCTGAGAAGGCTATGCGTGTCGGCAAGGAAGCCGACTTCATGGGGACCATTGACTCTGAACTCTTGCAGATCGAAGAAGAGGCGAAGGCGACGATGAGCCAAACGTCAAGCATCTACCGGACGATCTTCGACGCCGTTGCGAAACGACGTATTGAGCAGGGACTTTTCAAGAATCGAAAGCGTGGAGTCTTCCAAACAGGAACAACGTTAAGCCGGTCGGTGTGGGACATTCGGGACGCGCAAGCGAAGCAAATCAGGCGAGCCGTTGCGACCGGGATAGCGAGTGGCCGGGCGTCGTCGTCTATTTCTGGCGACATCAAGCAGTTTACGGTTATGGGCGGGGAACCGCGAATGATTGCGACATTCCCAACGGGTCCAGGTGTCTACAGGACCGCCTACAAGAACGCTCTCCGCCTCGCCAGGACAGAAACCAATAACGCCTACCATGAAGCAGAGATCGAATATGCAACGAAGAAGGGGTATCAGAAAATGTGGAATCGAAGTGCGGGAGGAGCACCTTGCGACGTTTGTGATGAACTCGCTGGTCAAATATTTGATCCAGAAGATGTTCCACCGCCTCAACACCCGAATGACTCTTGTTTTTTGACCACAGTTTTGCCTGAAATCGGTTAAGGGGGAGAGATGAAAAAGGTTTGTCTAAGCCGTGAGGGAGAGGTCGATTTGTGTTTGGACGAAAGTCTTGAACTGGCAGGATGCTTGTATTTGGGAGATGTAGGAACAGTCACCAAAGAATGGTCTGCACGTGACGGGTCGAGATTCGTTGATGTTAAAGCAAATGGGGAGGAGACCACTTACTCGGCGGAATACGTGAGGGAGGCATAGTGATAACCAAAGGAAGAACGGGAAAGATGGATTTCAATGAGGCATCCTTTGGTTTCTTCATGCAGATTGTTTGGGTCCATTCGGCGTGGAGATATTTCAAAAATGTAGAACCTCACATGGCAGAGGCCGCTTTTTGTGAGGGTGTTTTGTTTGGGAGTGGGGTTGAAGTATGAAACCATGGAGAGAACTTTGCCAATAACTTACAGTGGCCTTTCCGCCATCAAAGCCGTCGGCGTCGAGGTGCCGGGATGAATGTCTTGATAACCGGATGCACGGGCTTTGCCGGAAGCCACTTGGCAGACCTGGCGATTGAAAAGCCTGGGGTGGAGGTTTGGGGGGCGTGCCGTTGGAGGTCTTCAAGGGAAAATGTCGCTCATCTGCTTGACAGGCCAAATTTCCATGTCGTCACAGGTGACTTGACGGACCCGGCGGCGGTGAGGCACATTCTCGAAGAAGCGAAACCCGACTTTGTATTTCACCTAGCGGCCCAATCCTACGTTCCCACGTCTTTCACGCAACCACGTGAAACGCTGAACACAAACACCCTTTGCGAAATCAATCTGTTGCACGGTGTTCGTGAGAAGTTGGCGGGAGGTTTGCTTGTTGCCGGATCGAGCGAGGAGTATGGACTCGTCCATCCGAACGAGACTCCTATAACCGAGGATCAACCTCTTCGCCCACTTTCCCCCTATGCCGTATCAAAGGTGACGCAAGACCTCCTCGCCTATCAATACCAAAAGAGCTACGGGATCAACGTCGTCCGTGCGCGTGCGTTCAACCACGAAGGCCCGAGACGCGGGAGTGTCTTTGTCATGTCAAACTTTGCGAAACAGATTGCGGAAATGGAAACGAGGACGGACAATCATGTCCTGGTCCACGGGAACCTAAAAGCCATGCGTGACTTCGGAGATGTGCGGGACACCGTGAAAGCCTATTGGTCGTTGATGGAGAAAGGGGAGCCTGGAGAGGTCTACAATATCGCCACAGAACAGGGGCATTCCATCGAGTGGTTGACTCAAACGTTGGTGTCCTATTCGACGGTAAAAGATATCACGCTTTCAGAAGATTTGGCAAGGTCTAGGCCGTCCGATGTCCCTATCCTCTTCGGTAGCGCGAATAAAATTAGGAAACGGACGGGGTGGGTTCCTGAAATTACTTTATCTCAAACGATTAAGGACACTCTTGAATACTGGCGTGAACGGATCAAGAGGCGCGGGGAGGGGGGGAGTCAATGACAAACAAATCGACGGTGTTCTGGAAAGCGTTCCTAATTATTGTGCCGGTCGTTCTTTATAGCACTCTTCTGTATTTCGCTTGGAAAGAAACTGGAACATGGACGGTTGTAAACCTCGTTTTTTGTATGGTCGCGATAGAACTCTTGTCATTTGCGATAGGTCTTAACCGAAAGATGATCGTCCAGTCAAACAAGAACTTCGCTGATTTCCTTCCAGTCTTCGAAGGCATAGTCAACGAGATAGCCGAGTTGAAGAAGGTAAGGATGAACGCGACCATGACCGTATCATCCGTGGGTGTTGGGCCGATTGATCCGAACACACCCCTTGCAAAAAAACAAGAAGGAATGTAGAATAAAGTGGACAACGCGAATGTTCTTGATCTTTTGACAGCGTGCCATGAAAAGAAATTTTGGGGAACGATCACGCTTCAGTTCCAGAACGGTGTTTTAACAAACGCTCAAATTTTGCAGAACTTGAAACCTCAAATGTGTACCGTGGCGCAATTCCGCCCGGAGATTGAGGCAGAGATAGAGGAAAAAAGGGTTTTGATTTTCGAGCAAGCATAAAGCAACCCTGAGCTGAGGAAACAATCCTAGCGCGGGTGTTGAAGACCTTAATGGGTCTTCGGCACCCGCGTTTTTATTTGCTCCCGCGCAATGTCGTCGGGACTACAGCCCGGTTATATCGGAACTCCCGATTGATAAACACCGGGCCGCTTTTAGGAGGACATGATGATTGCGACGAAGAAAGCGGTTCCATACACCGACATAAAAGGTGAATTCGTCCAAGCCGACATTTCGGAGGCGTCTTTTGGAGACGCCAGCGGAAAGAAGGAATTGCTCATCACCCTCCTACGGGAAGGTCCGGGAAACAAATTTCACAACAACTACTACACGGCGGCGGCTTTGGAATCAGTCAAGAATGAGGTCATGCGGAGACCTAAGCAGTATTTCAACCATGCCAAAAACACGGACGATCCAGAAAGGGACGTTCGTGATTGGGGCAGTTCAGTGGTTGAAGCCTTCATAGACAAATCAGAAGGCAATGGGAAGGCGAAGTTAAAGGCGCGCGTGAAAGTTTACGATGAGTGGCTTTGGGAGAGGGCGCAAAAGGCACCCAGCGAATTGGCGGTGAGCATTGAAGGAAAAGGCGTTGGCCGCACGGAAGTGTTTGAAGGACAAACCTATAACGCGATTTACGCAGTCCCACGCTTCAACGGTGTTAATTGGGTGGACTACCCAGGAAATGCCGGAATGGGCGTCGATGTGCTGGAATCGCAGAGAAATGCACAGGAGGAGAAACCAATGGAACTCAAAGACGTTCTTGAAGCCGTTAAGGGACTGTCGCCCGAGCAAATGAAGGAAGTGGCGGCGATCATGCCCGAAGTCGTGGAGAAATCCGCGCCGGTTGATTCATCGAAGGAGCTTTCTTCGTTGCGTGAATCCGTTGCCGCGTTGAAAACCGCTGTTACGGCGAAGGACAAGGAATACAGTGACCGCCTAGCCGCTGTCGAGAAAGAGAAAAACGAACTCGCCAACAAGGTTGAGTCTCATCAGATCAAAGAGCGCGAGATCGAGAAGTCCCGCCTTGTTGAATCTCTTTTGTCCGCTTCCAAGTTGAAGGCCGAGCATAAAACCGCGACCTTCAAGAAAACGCTGGAATCCGTCAAGGAATACAAGGACGGGGACAAGGTGATTTCCGAATCCGATCAGATGAAGCAGTTGATCGAGGACCGGGAAGCTATTTGTATCGCCCCTGTCGCCACTCCTGAAAACGCTGGCGGTGGAAAAACTGTCACTGAAGACGACAAGGTCCGGGCGTTCTGTGAGAACGTCCTCGGTGCTACTCCCCCTGTCGAGAAGAAGCAGGAAGAGAAGAAATAACTACGGCCACGCGTCCGTAAGTTAGATCGAAAAGGAGAGTGAATATGGCACAAGAACATGATAACTACGCGCAAAAGTCTGACATTCAGCACATCATCCCGAAAGCTTCGGCCACGTTGTCGAGTGGCGACTATGTGGTGATGCCGAGGAATGTGGACCCTATGAGCCGCGCCGTTCTTGGCGCGGAATCGCGCATTTCCCCTATTGCAACGGCGTGGGCCTCTCAATGGGGCGTCGGTGTGGTGGACACTGATTTCAGCACGGGCACCGTTGGATCAACGCTGTTTGCCAGTCCCGGAGCGAACCAGGCTGTTCCTGTTATCCGTCGAGGCGTCGTTCGTCTGTCGATTATTCAGACTTCCGGCAAGGCTGGCGACCTCGTGATGTATAGCAGTGGAGCAACGGGCGCTCAATTGTTCACGATCAACAACTTTCGGCGTGACGTTGCTGTTGGCCGAATTTGGAAGGACTTTTCTGGCGCAACGGAGAACGATCACCAAGCGGTTGAGCTGATTGAGAAGCCTATCTCGGAACGGGATATCTACTTCTGGCTCCAAAATCGGGTTGTCTTTGGAATGCAACCGTTGACTCATACGGTTACGGCGTCGGCTGTTCGGCGTATCCGCATCGGACGGACTGGCGATCCCGGCTTGTTCATGGTCAAAGGGAAATTGAACTCCATTGCCATCAACAAGTCTTTCCTGCTTGGCTCAGTTACTCATCTCGGAAAAGGCGCAAGCATCCTTCAGTTCTACTGGTTGGCCGTCAAGATTTCTACGACGGGGGCCGCGATTGCTTATACGAAGGAAACTTGTACCGCCGCTTTCACGGTTTCAGCGTGGACGGCAAGCCAAGTTAGTGCGGGAATGCTTGTCCCGAAGACGTGGAACTCGAACATGATCCCGTTTGGTCTTGCGGTCATGTTCAGCGCGACGAGAACGATTCTTGGTGGAAGTCGTCTTATCCCTATTCAGGGGCCAGGATTGCCGTGTGGTACCGCTGTCGTAGATCAGACCAAGTGGTATCTGTAAAAGTTTTGTCTCTGTTTCGGCGATGAAATCCGCATTATGCGGAACTCCTAACGGGGTAGTCTGAAACATACTGCCGATACGGAAAAAGGAGATTCAAAATGGCTAACCATATGCCCTTTGTTCACAGGGGAGAAATTCAACACCTGATCCCCAAGGCAAGCACGGATATCAAGAGCGGTGACTACGTTGTTATGCCGCGCAACATCGACCCTATCAGTCGGGCGCGTCTCGGTTCGGAGGCGGCAATCTCCCCTATCGGGGCTGCCTGGGACGCTCAGTGGGGTATTGGAATCGTTGACTCAGATTTCACGACCAATACCGTTGGATCGACGAAGTACGCAACTCCTACCGCCGCTGAAGCTCTCCCTGTCATTCGGCGCGGCATCGTCCGTCTGGCGATCACCAAGACCTCCGGGAAAGCCGGGGATTTGGTGATTTACAGCAGCGGAGCGAGTGGGGCGCAGTTGTTCACACTGAATAACTTCCGTCGGGATATTGCCGTCGGGCGTATCTGGAAAGACTTCAGCGGAGCGACCGCGAACGATACTCAGCAAGTGGAGTTGATCGAAAAGCCTATCAGTGAGCGCGACATTTACTTCTGGTTGGCGAACCGTGTTGTCCAGGGGTGCAAGCTGAAAAAGCACTCTGTTAACAACCAGGCCAGCACTCAGATTAACGCCGGAGCTACCGGGGAAGTCAACCTCTTCATGGTGAAAGGAAAGTTGAACTCGGTTGCGCGTAAAACCGACTTCACGATGGGGGCTATGGCTCCTGGGGCCAGTGACATTCGGTTCTATTGGGTTGCTGTTAAGGTTTCCACGACTGGCGCAGCCGTGGCGTTCACGAAAGAGACTTGCACGGGACCGTTTACGGCTATCGCGTCTTGGACGGCTTCTGTTGTGAGCGCGGGAATGATGATTCCTAAGACGTGGACTTCAAACATGATCCCCGTGGGACTTGTCATCGCGTGGAGTGCGACGGCTGTGAGCATTGCGGACAACCGTATCCTTAACATTGCCGGACCTGGGTTGCCGTGTGGTACCAAGGTGGTTGATCATACGAAGTGGTATCTGTAAAGACTTGACGACCGCGCATGTGCGCGACCGCCCCCGCGAGATGATTGGCGTCGTCTCCGGGGGCGGGAGAGTGAAAGGGAGGAAGACATGGAATTAACGCAAGAGCAGTCAATGATGATGGACTTCATCGGGGAACAGTCAAACGTTGTCACCCGTGAAGGGAACTCGCAAAAGTGGCGGGAAAACATCATCAAGAATCGACAGTTCTTTTCACAGGGGAACCCGGACGTGACGGGGTTGACTGCCTTCGTCGTGTGCGCTGGACCCAGCCTCGATAAGAACGTCGAGGATTTGAAATTGATGTCGGAGAGGGGTGTCATTGTTTGCGTTGATGCCGCACTCCGGTTCCTTTTGAAGCATGGCGTCCGTCCAGAATACTGCATGTTAATAGACGGGAGCGACAAGATGAAGGCGATGGTGGAAGGGTGCGATACGACGGGGATCACCCTGGTATGCACTCCGAGCGCGTGTCCCGACGTTGTGGCTGAATGGAAGGGGCCGCGTTTCTTCGTCACGACGCCGTATTTGGACGGTGACAAGTCGCACAACTACCACCACCTGACGCGGATCGTCAAGGCGAAGAAGGACATTAAAGTCGGGGATTGCCTTTTTCTCGACGATGATTATGAGGTTGAATTCGGCGGTGTGACGGGAGTAATTGCATGTGGCGGAAACGTGAGTACGGCCGCTCACCATTTCGCCTTGCAATTCTTGAAAGCTCAGCAGGTGGTGTTCGTCGGTTCGGACCTTTCGTGGAAGTATGAGTCCCACCACTACGCAGGGCATGAGCATGAGGCGAACACGAAAGACAGGACCGGGATCGTAGGGCATAGCGCCGGGGGAACGCACAAGGACGTAAACGGAGAGGAAGTTAACACGAATCTGAGCCTCTTGGCCTTTAAACGTTGGCACGAAGCAATGGCAAGGCAGTTGAAGGGGAGCGTTATCAATGCGACGGAAGGCGGAATCCTCGGGGTTGACCAGAAGGGTGAACACGTCGATTACATTGAATTCGCAACCCTGAAAGAGGCTATCGCAAAGTACGTTCCGAAGAAATGAGCGAGGTATTGGACGAAGACGCCATCCACTTGGCGAGGATGAAGCGGACGGCGGCGAGACTCAAAGGTGTATGGCTGGAAAACGTCAAGGCGAACGCGCCGAAGATCAAGAAGCACCTTGGAGACCTTTGGCTGGATGAGGGCGGGATCGAAGTGGTGTCTCTGGCGGCGGGTCCGTCACTCGGAGAAGACCTTGAAGCCGTCAAAGAGAAGCGGAAGGGACGAGAGTTGGTTTGTGTTGACGCGGCATTGATCTTTTCATTGGAGAACGGGTTAGTCCCCGATTATGTCGTCGGTGCGGATTGCAAGGAAGAGGCGGCAGGGTTTCTCTTGAAGGCTCCAAGGCGGGATTTGCCTCTCGTCTTAAACGTGTCGGCTCATCCGTCGGTAGCAGAGAACTGGAAGGGTCCGATTTACTGGTACGTGACGGGGAGTCAAGTTTACGACCTGGATCATAAGGCAATGGTTCAGGAGATGCACTCAAAGATTTCTGGCGTCGGAACGGTGATATTTCAGGGCGGTAATGTGAGCAGTGTTTCTTTAGCATTCGCCCTTTCGATCATGAACGCCGACAAAGTGTATCTCTACGGACATGATTTTTGTTGGAAGGACGCCATGTATTGCGGCGGGCAGATGAAAGATTTGGAACGAAAGCGGATTGAAAGTGAGTCGGCGGCGGGAACTGTTTCACGAACCGTCAACGCTCGCGGAGAGACTGTGTTGTCCAACCTCAGTCTTAGGAAATTCGCAGAATGGCACGACGAGGTTGCCTTGAAAATGAGGGGTCGCGTTGTGGCCGGGAGTGGAAGCACGATTATGAAATGCGGTGAAAAATTAGGAGGGCGACTAAAATGCCTGAAATCTACGAGTTAAAAAGCATCAAAGAGGCCGCGACCAGGCCAGAGTTTTACCGGTTCTTGGATCAAGGCTTGAAAACTCTCCTGTTCGGTGCGTACAAGGCGACCAATAGCACCTATGAACAGATTGTGACGATGGAAACTTCGACCAAAGCGAAGGAAGGATACCCTTCCATCGGTGGTTTGGGGTTGCCTGAAAAGGTGCTAGAAGGCCAGCCGTTTCCGGAGAAACAGATTGGGCAGGATGACTTGGTTGAGTTGACCAATTGCAAATTCGGGCAAATCATCTCCGTGACCCAGGAGTTGATCGACGACGACCAGACGCGGCAGATTGTCAAAATGCCGTCGGAACTCGGAATCGCGCACAAAAAGCACGAAGACAAGACCGTCTATTCCCTCATCTATGGAAACCCGACGATCTATGACGGGAGCGCCTTCTTCGCTGTTGACCATCCCGGATACACGGGTGGCGCGGCTCTCGGTGACAACGACAACATCTATACGAACGTCACCTTGTCTGCCGGAGCCATCGGCGTGGCCCTCAGTATGATTGCCCTCTGGAAAGGCCATGACGCGACGGAGTCCGTTGATGTGAAAGCTCGGACGATTCTTGTCCCTGAACGGTTGAAGTATTCGGCGAACGTCCTTGTCCACAACCAGACGCTCTTTGGCGTTGGACATGCCGGGACGAACCTTGGTGGACTCGGAAGTACCTATGGGAACACCCCGAACCCGTTCATCGGCGACAACCTGAATGTCATTTCGTCTCATCGTCTTGATGCGACGGCGACTGATTGGTACATCGTCACAGACTTCCCTGGTCTTGTGTTCCAGTGGAGGCAGAAACTTAAACTTCTGTCGGAAAACGAGAATTCCGGAGTTAAGTTTGAGCGCGATGTTCTCCGATGGAGGAGTGACGCTCGGTGGGCTGTTGGTGTGGTCAACTGGCGCTGTATGATGAAGGTCGCCTAAGAAGACAGGTTGACAGATCACTGTATTTTCGGGTCAAATGACTTATCAAGTCACCCGGCCCTGGTGTTGGCGCGCCAGGGCCGGGAATGGCCTGAAACAAGGGGGATAACATGACCGCAACTGCTGAACATGGCAAAGCGCGATACGTTGGGATCGGTGATCTTCAAGCCGGGATGAAGGTTCAAAAGGATGTCCTTGGGCGGAAAGAGAAAATCCTCGTCGGTGCCGGGGAAGTATTGACCAAAACCCACATTGACAAATTGAAGAAGTGGGAAGCGCGAGAGAAGCCTATGGGGGCAGTTCTTCCAAAGGCGAACCCGAAGGACAAGACGGAGGGAATACGCAGGGGAGAGTTTCAGGGCGGTTACAAAGTAACCCACTTCAACCCGCGTGGAATTTTTGTAACGAACACTCTGGCGACGGGAGATGAGTTCCCCGCCGTTGAGCAAGACCCGGAAAAATCGAAGGTGATTCAGAACGCAGAGCGTCCGGCGACGTTTTCCGTTGGTGATGTCGGGGTTGATTCGCCTCTCATGCGGAAGTGGAAACTTTCATCTGAAATCCAGGCGATGGAACGCATGAACGCAAAACTCGGCGGAACGATTCATACCGTCGAAGGCGTGTTTGCGACGGAAGAAGAGTTGACGGCACGTCGGGACGCGCTTGAAAAGAACAATCAAGAACTTATCGACGCGAAGGACGTGAAGACCGATGCTCCTGCCAAACGCGGTCGTCCTCGCAAGGAATAGGTTTAAGCCGAAGGTTGACGCTTGGATCACGTCGTTAATTGACGCGGACGTAAAGAAAGGGAGATCACAGGACGACTTCACGACGCCAAACATGGCGGAATCCGTGAGAAAGATTGTTCCAGTTCTGAACGCAAAAGGGTATGACGTTTACCAGGGCGGGGGGCATGTGTTCCAGGTCAGATACGGGGCTAATGGGCCGACAATCGTACACACGCGCCCGTTAGCTCAAAGAGTGGTAAGGCCGATATTCATGTAATTGCGGGAGGCCGATTATGGGGGAATTGACGTTTTTCATCCCGGCTCGTAAAGGGTCGGAACGTGCGAAAAACAAGAATACTCGGGAAGTATTCGGGCGTCCACTTATATGGTGGACGTTTGATGCCGTTGCCGGGTATGTTGGAAAGAACACTGACAACGTTATCGTTTCCACCGACGACGATGCTGTTATTGAGATTGCAAAACCGTTTAATTTCCAAATCAAAAAACGTCCTGCCGAATTGTGCCAGTCTATCTCTCGAATGTCCGATGTGTTGTCCTACCATACGCCGCATTTTGGCTGTGACGATGTTTGCGTCCTCTACCCAACGAGTCCTTTAAGGACAACGAGTCACATTAAAGGTGCGATTGCCGTATGGGAGGCAATGGGCGGTAAAGACATGAGCCTCATGAGCGTGTCTCCTGTTTATCACAGGCCCTATGGACTCATGAAATGCGGGTCAGATGGAATCCTTCACCTAAATCAAACGTGTGGACTTGATTTCTACCAAGCTCAAATGATGCCAGTGGATTACAGGGCGAACGGCGCGATATATATTATTCCAGCGTCGATGATCCGTGACGGTAAAATCAATTCTCAGCTATTTTGTGAGAAGACATTGGCTTTCGTAATGGACGAGACGACAGGATTTGAAGTCGATATGGAGGATGATTTGGTTGTCGCAGAGGCACTAATAAAAAACCGCATTTTTAACATTGCCGACAGGATTGGGACTGTATGACGAAGGTTGTCTTCATCAATATGCCGCTTCGTGAATCGGCCCCTCCGAATTGTGCCCCTAACGGAGTGGCTATCCTAGCCGCGATACTACGAAATCATGGGATTGAACCTCACATACTTGACCTGAATGCCGTACGGGTCAAGGACGCAGAGGCACTTGCAAATGGATGGTCCCACGGTCGTTTAATGACATTCCAAGAGGCAGAGGGCTACATCGGACGATGCCTTGAAAAGATCGGGGAGCCTGATGTCGTTGCATTGTCGGGGATGATTACTACCCTCCGTTGGCAGGAGGAAGTTTCAAAGATGATCCGTCGGAATTGTGCGGGGTCTTTCCTTGTTTCGGGTGGAGGTCTTGCTACCGAATTCGGGACGGGACTTTTTGAGTGGATTCCAGAGCTTGACGGGATCGGATGCGGGGAGGGGGACGAATCTATTTTGAAGGTTGTTGCAGACGCTGTTGCTATGAAGGAAATGGGGAAACGCGGGGCCGAGGAAAGCGGGAAGTTGAAGCCGTATTGCCTTGGAGAAGTCGGAGGAAAACTACGATTCTCATATGAAGGCGTGAGGCCGTCGAACCTGGACGTGACACCGTTCCCCGCCTATGACCTTTTGGAGATGGACCCTCTTGGGAACAAACCTCTTTCTGTTTACCTCGGAAATCCGATATGGGGCGACGGGAGCATGAACAGTTCCGCCGGGGGGTTCAAGGTTAATCGGTCAATCAACACAATTTCAAGCCGTGGATGCCCTCACGCTTGTTCTTACTGTTACAAAGGAACGACGGGAGAGAGGCATTACGGGGCATTGTCGGCGGATAGGTTAGTGACTGAAATCGAGAATTTGGCTTGTAACCTAAACGTTGATTTTGTCGGAATCCTCGACGACAACTTCATGGTCGGTCGGAAACGGATCATGGATATGGTGGATGAGATGGAAAAGCTTTCTTTGAATTCAAATGTCCGATGGGGGACGCATGGGCGTCTTGACGAGGCCGCAGACCTTCGCCCTGGTCATGGGGTCAACGATCCTAAACGTGTAGACCTCATGGCGCGTGCGGGATGCGTTTATATCGGGTTCGGTGGGGAGAGTGCGGACGCTGAAACGCTGAAAAACATGGGAAAGGGTGGGTTCATTTTGTCGAACGGGTTTGAGAAAATCAACGGATATAAGTTCCCAAAGACGATGCTGGAAGGGATAAGGAACACACGGAGGGCGGGGATTCAAGCGAATTTAACCTGGATCATGAGCTTTCCACAAGAAACGCTTGAACAGTTGAAAACGACCGCCGCTTTCATCAAATGGCAGGAGGAGTTTTACAAGAGTTGCGGAGACAAAAGCGGGACCGTGAACAAAAATATGTTCGTCGCAAGTGCGTATCCCGGAACCCAAATGTTCAACCACCCGAAGGTCAAAGAAATCCTTGGCCGTGAATTCGGAATCAAATGGGGTAGGGACGGACAACCGATTCGTGACGCGGCATTGCGGTCATACGTCTTGTCTCTCGACGACGCAACAAAAGTTTTAAGCGGGACGAGTGGAAAACCGATTTTCTATGGTGACATGCCGGAAGATGATTTCATTGAGGCAAGGGGTCACATCGAACGCGGGGATTTGGATGCTGTTTTGGCGATGCCTGGGAGGGCAATGTGAAAGAGATTATTAGGTATCCGTTGGCGCAGATTGACGGAGCAAGTTGCATGTTCCCGGACGTTGCGACGGACGGGAAGACGGTTGTTTGTTGCTTTGTCGAGTCTCAATGGCACCACAGGCGCGTCCCGTCTGGACTTTGGATGGCTGTATCCGAAGATCAAGGGAATACGTGGAAGAAAGAAATGATCCGTTGCGCCCCTACCGGAAAGTTTTACAACTCACCACGGATCGTTTCTGATGGCCCTGGGAAATTTATCATCGTCGTTGACGTGATGCCCGTCGGAGGGTTCACGGCGGATTTCATGTCGCAGTATGGTGATGCGGACGAGATCGACATTACAACTTTTTACACAAAGAACGGCGGTGAGAGTTGGAAAGAAGAGTCGTCCTCAATATACGGTATATGTCCGTCTTTGTTCTTGGATACGATGGGCGTAAAGAAAAAGCTCGTCACTCAGTTTTATAATCCGGGGACACGTCGTTGGGGACTCATGGTATATGACGGGGAAACGAATAAACGACTTGGCGCGGATTGTCTATCTGACGAACCTAAAGGAATAATTGCTTCCCCCGAACATGATTTATGCGAAGGCGCACTCACGCGCACGGGGAACAGTTTGGTCATGTTGATGCGGTGCAATTCAAGCTCCGGCTTGCCTGGGATGCGGTCTGTTTCAGTGGACGATGGGAAGACATGGGGACCGCCGGAACCCTTCTGCTTGCCGGGTGGTATGCACCGTCCGACGATAATCAAATTAAGGTCCGGGCATTTCTTCGCGTCGTTCAGGTTTTACCCCGCGTGTGGGTACAACCAGAACACCTTCGCGGCCATGATGCCAGCGCACACGCTCGTTGCTCCTCGTCACCTACAAACAGCGGTTATCCGCCCGATTGACTTTAACCCGAACCCCGATTCAGACCAGGGCTACACGGGGGCGTGCGAATTGAACAACGGGACCATTCTTGTCGTGAACTACGGGAACTTCAACAGACAGCATACGGAGATCGTAAGTTATCGTCTTTCTCCATCGGACTTCTTGTCGGAGGGACTATGACCGTGCCTGAATTCACGAAGGAACGTTTCTATGTGGATCACGTCCACATGCACGGGATAGCCTGTCTTCAACGTCACGTCAACCGCTATAAGTGGGCTGTGTCCCTCCTTAAGCCCGGAAGCGTGGTTTTGGACGCGGCATGTGGAAGTGGGTATGGTGATTTCATCCTTCTGAACGCGGCGTCAAAGGTCGTCGGAGTGGATGTGTCACAGGAAGCCATTGACTACGCCGTCGCAAAAGCGAAGAAGCAAAACGAGGAAAGGCTCGTCTATTCGACCGTCGATGTGAGTGAGTTGAATTATCAGAACCAGTTTGACCATGTGGTGAGTCTTGAAACCATCGAACACATGGACAAGGCAAAACAGGAAGCCTTCGTTAGTAGGGTCGGAATTGCATTAAAGGTCGGCGGGTCGTTCCTTGTTTCGACCCCTGTAAAGGATTCTCAGCCAACGACGGAATATCATTCGCGTGAAATGACGAGGGACGAATTCCATGATCTTTTGGTTTCTCACTTCATGGAAGTCAACTATTTTGATCCTGAAAAATACGGGATTCCGAAGCACTTTATTTTGGCTCAGTGTTCGGGGGTGAAGATATGAAAATCGGGGTTAGGGGGATCGGTCCAGAATATCCGTGTTACGTAATTTTGGAGGCTGGACTGAATCATTGCGGAAATTTCAGCCGTGCAATGGATATGGTGAAGGTTGCGAAGGATTGCGGGGCCGATGCTGTTAAATTCCAGAAGCGGAGCATGAAGGATTTGTATAGGGCCGACGTGTTGGCGGACCCTGAAAGGGAGTCTCACAGTATCGGTGTTTATGTCCCCCTTTTGCGCGATTGCGAGTTAACGGAGGATCAACACCAACTCCTTTCAGACAAATGCGCTGAACTTGGAATGGATTATTTGTGTAGTGCGTGGGATATTCCGAGCCTTGATTTCTTGGAGAGGCTTGGAGTTTTGGCACACAAGATTCCGAGTGCCTGTTTTGGTGACAAGTTTCTCGCGTGTGCGGTTGCGGCAACGGAGAAACCAACGATAATTTCGACGGGTATGCACGAACTTAAAGAGATCGAGCAAATGGCTCCGTTCTACAAGCAACTTTTTGGGTCTGATAGGTTGGCCGTCATGCATTGTGTTTCGTCTTACCCGACGGCGAACAAGGACGTGAACCTGAAATTCATGCGGTGGTTGGGGCGCACTTTTGAAACGGACTATGGCTACAGCGGACATGAAAGAGGAATCCCTATCACAGTTGCGGCGGTTGCTCTTGGGGCATCAATCATTGAGAGGCATTTTACTCTTGATCGGACGTTGCCAGGACCGGACCAGGCCGCGAGCCTTGAACCTCACGGGTGCGAAACAATGATTCGCCACATTCGGGCTGTCGAGGAAGCACTTGGGGACGAAAAGACGTTCAACCGTGGAGAGTTTATGGCACGGGAGACTATCGGGAAGGCTTTGACGTGGGCGTTGGATCATGCGGCAGGGGAAATGACGATGGACGAAAGCTTCACCTCGACAAGTCCAGGTTACGGAATTCCGGTGTATGAATGGGAAAAATACTCTGGAAAGGTTTTGGTAAAGGATGTTAAAGCTGGAACACTCGTTGGCGCGGGTGATTTTGGCGAAGCACAGGGAGGAAGCAAATGAAAAAAGGGATGAAGGCACGACCGCACGACATTGAAGAAGTGATGAAACTTTGCCCGGAACTGATTGAAATTCACGCTTCGTATGAGGACTTGGAAAAGGATTTGCCTGGGAAATGGGATATCCCTCTCGTACTTCATGCACCTGAATATTGCGGACAAGAACTAATGGACGCTTCTTCACAAGATGAAGTCAAAAGACTGGCGGCTCAAAAGGTTATCGAGAAGGCCGTCAACACGGCCAGGAGATGGGGCGCACAGTTCAAGGGAACACCAAAGGTTGTTGTCCATCCCGGCGGATGGTCGAACGAGCCTTTGAAGAAGTTTGAACGGGACGGGCTGTATGATGCTTTTTATAAAACGATCAGTAGCATCAACACAAACGGGGTTGATTTCCTCGTCGAGAATATGCCACCGTTCCCGATGTTTTGGGGAGGACAGTGGAATTGCAATATATTCATGGACCCGAAGGAGTGCCGGGACTTTTGCACGGGGAACGGATATGGGTTGACTCTAGACCTTTGCCATTTGTCCATGTACGTGAAGCACATCAAAAACATGACGATGGCCGAAGCGATGAGAATTCTTAAACCCGTTGTGGCGCATATTCACTTCTCAGGAGCGGAAGGTGTTGACAAAGAGGGGTTACAGGTTGGGGAAGGCGACCTCGATTTGAAGGAGTGCCTGGACTATCTCGGAGGGTTAAATGTGGGATGGGTGCCAGAAGTTTGGATGAGCCATAAGGATAATTTTGCCGGATTAAAATTGGCATGGGAACGCATGGACGCATTTCTATTAGGAGGAACAAAATGAAAGTGGAATTTGAAAATCTTCATATCCCTGTTAAAGAGGCGGTCATTCCGCAAGCAACAAGCCGCGACGTCGCCGACACTCAAAGCGAATTCTGGCGTGTTGATGAGGACATGCGGAGGCTTATCCAAGACCTAACGTTGGATCAACGGAAACAATTGAACGTGGTCATATCAGACTTCGTGAAAGGGTCCGGTTCAGTTTCGTAGGAATTGAAAAAAGAGGCGTGACATGTCCGAAATGACAGAGACGGAAATTATCACTCAGTTGAACGTGATTGACGCGGAGATAGCGAAAATCGCGGCCACACTTGGAACGGTCGGTGCGGCTGGCGTCAACTTCGTCGATTATACGATGGGGAACAAGAGCGTGGACGGGTCCACTCGCATGACGCAACTCATTGAGGCAAGGAAGATGTATCAGGGGATGCTGGATTCTACTCCGAAAATGATAATTCGTTCACATGGCTATGGTTATGAACAGGGAACTGGTGAACCGACATTTGATGAAATCGGAGATGAATGATGAATATGACGCCAAATCTTACCGCGAGAAATTGCACAAATAGTTTCTTTAGACACTCCATAGATTTTTGCAAATTCATGATATCTTTTTCGATATCCTGTTGGGAGGGATTCTATTATTTCTTTTACTTGCTGTTCTGTCAATTTCGCGGAACCGTTCCTAGAACCACGAATATCTGGCCCACGTCTGAAAAGGACAAGCAGATGAAAGTGGACATGATTGGTGACGAATAGTGACCATCAAAGAGGTGACCCAATGATCCTTAAAGCGTTCGTCCTGTTGTCTCTGTTTGTGATCGTCGGAGGGTTCATCATCGTGTTTTTGGGTTCAATCTACACCCCGTCAAACCGGGGAAAGTGGGATTAAGGGGATTTTATGGCAAAAGAATATCTCGTAGCCTTCAACACGAAAACGTCGGCATATATTAACGATTTCCAGTCGGACGTTAAACAGGAAGCGCTCATCGAAAACGCCGCCGCTTCCGGCGTGAGCGCGGCCGATATTCGCATTGATAAGGTTTCGGCGGAGAAGTTCATTTCGATTGAAGCGTCCGTTAATTCATCGGCAAGGACGGCGGCAGAACAGGCCAGAGCCGCCGTATTAGCGGCGGAATTTGTCACCTTGGACGCGGTGGCGAAAAAGTGCGGTGTCACAAACGAGGCACTAATTCAAATGATCCAGGTCTACGGGTAAACAAATGGCACTTTACGTCAAGACTGGTTCATACGTCGGGAACGGTTCCGTTAGGTCAATAACGGGGGCCGGATTTATTCCGAAGGTCTTGATGATCATTAGCGATTGCACGACGGCGACGGGAAACGCGGCTGGTTGCGCCTGGAAAACTTCAGACATGGGTTCTTACAGTTACCTGTGGGGTGATAATGACAGGTTTCTCGGAATTTCATCAATGGACGCAGACGGGTTTTCTTTGACGGCGGCTGACTTTGCCAACAAGACAGGGGCGAACTACCACTGGATTCTCATAGGCGGGGATGACGTAAAGGTGGGAACGTATACGGGGAACAATACGGACAACAGGAATATAACCGGGGTCGGGTTCCAACCGGAGTGGGTGCTTTTGCAGACGACGTCAAATTCCCACTCAATGCACAAGATGAATTCGACGGGGGCTTCGACGGATTCTTCACAGTTCGGTGCGACCGTTGCGAATATGTCGAACATCATTCAGGCACTTCAGGCCGACGGGTTCCAGGTCGGGAAAAGCATATCCTATGGTGTCCCGAACGCGACGGGGGCGACGTGCTACTACGCCGCAATAAAAGACTCCGCTTTCACCTACAACGCGAACTATTCCGGGAACGGCCTTGTCAGGTCTTTGACAGGTTTCGGGTTTCAGTCTTCGCTCGTTTTCATCAAGAACGCATCAACACAACAGGCATGTTTGAGGTCGGGAACGATCACGGGGACATCTTCTGGACTTGCGACGACAAATAACGGATTCACGACGACGGGAATAACGGCGGTTGGTGCCGACGGAATAAGTCTTGGAGTTAATGCAGTCGTCAATTCAAATGCACAGGTATACCACCTTTTCGCAATCGGCCCAGGGGATGCCATCCCCTCTTCTGGCGGTGGTTTCCCAGGTGTTGGTATGGATGGTGGGATGGAAAGCGGAATAAAATCAGTCGGAATGCTTGGGGGGTTGCGGGGATGAAACTTGAAGTAAAAAAGGGGACGACATCAAAACTGATTCATGTATTTATAAGTGATTCGTCCGTAACTACAGGGGCAGGTTTGACTGGACTTGTTTTTAATAGCCCAAGTTTAACGGCATATTACTGTCGTGGTGGAACAGCAATCGCAATTTCCCTTTTAACAATGACGCTCGGGACATGGGTGTCTGGTGGGTTTGTCGCCGTTGACGGAACGAACATGACAGGTTTGTATCAAATTGGGATTCCAGACGCGGCATTGTTGACTGGCGTTGATGTGGTTTCAGTCCATTTGAAAGGGGCCACAAATATGGCTCCTGTGATGTGCGAGATTCAATTAACGGATGACGACCCTATAGCATCATGAAACTCATAACTAAAAAAGGGACATCATCTCAAATTGTGAATGTGTTCCTTCAGGACAGTTCCGTAACGACAGGGGCCGCGTTGACAGGTCTTACATCGGTGTCCGCAGGGTTGTCGGCGTATTATTATCGTGAAGGGGCGGCGTCGGCGGTGGCGATCTCACTGGTTACAATGACGGCGGGAACGTGGGCGAGTGGTGGATTTATCGAGGTTGATGCGACAAACATGCCTGGATATTATCAAGTTGGATTGCCAAACGCAGCATTTCTAACGGGAGCGGATTCTGTCGTCGTCATGCTAAAAGGAGCAACGAATCTTGCTCCATGTCTAATTGAGATTCAGTTGGTTGACGAAGATTATGCTGACGTTGTGTCTTCTTATGCCGCAACAATCGCTACCCTTACGGCTCAGATCCCGACATCGACGCCTCCGTTGTCCTCAAACGTTGGGGAGGACACAGACGACATTCTGAACGTGTGGGGGGAGACGGTTCAGGTGTTGAGAAATACGATCACATACGGGAGCGACGGGGCGGCGCAATCGGAGTCATGGGTATTGCAGTATTCCATCCTTGCCGACATTCAGCCGTTTGGCGGGGATTTAAAAATGGCTCCCGTTGGTTTTGAGAAGCTTTCAACACACCGGATTTTCTTCCCGTCGGGAACTGCTGTAAAGGCGGGTTACAGGATTCGCAAGTATGGATGGGCGACGGGAGATGATGAATACGTGGTCGATATGGTTTTGAGCGAAGAAGGGCATGTCGAGGTAGGAGCCAGCATCGTCGCTGGACAGGCATGAGTCAGTTCGTCGGATTTGCCGATGATGAGTACAAAAAACTCATGGCAGGGTTCCAGCGCCTTGGTGGGGATTTGAAAGAAGTCCTCGTCAAAGTGGTAGAAGACGGGGCGCAAATGGTTCAGAACAAGGCGAGGGAGAAACATTTTTTCATCGGGACAAAACGAATGTCCAGGGAAGAGGAAGAAGCGGCGACATATGAATTTACAAATCCCGACGGAACACCGAGGTTCAAGATAAGGACGGCGAACCTCGTAAATGCGATTCAGGCAAGGGACGCTGAAGTTAAAGGGGATACGGTGGCGTCATCTGTTGTCGCTGGAATGGAATACGCAAAAAAGGTGGAGGAGGGTGCCCCTGGGAGAAGGGCGTTTCCTTATATGCGTCCAGCATTTGAGGAGTCGAAGGCTCCGATTATTGATCGGGCGAAAGATATTTTAAAGGACAGGATTGCAAAATGGAAGCCGTAGGAAACGCGATATATTCGGCTTTGCAAACGGACGCCACTTTGAGGGTGCTGCTTGGTGCGCCAACGGTGTCCCCTTATAATGTTTTCCATGCGGAGGTTCCGCAGGGGTTCGATTTCAGCCCGTCCACGGGGGCGCACAAGTGTATCACCTATGCCGAGGTTTCGAGCGTCGTTGACCAGAACTTCGTTGGGATCGTGTGCCAGGGGGCGCAGGAACTCTACAACGTGACAAGCATGGCGCGGTTGAAGGCAGATGCAGAAGCGATTGACAGGCGCGTGAAGTGGCTTCTACAGGACAAGAGAAGCGTTACACAACCGTCTTCGGGAGCCGTCATCCTGAATATCAAGCGCGAGAACAAAGGTGGCATCCAGTATGATTCGGCGTGGAAGTGTTATTACACGACATCAATTTACCGCGTATGGGCGAAAGAAGAGGACTTCCATTGAGCGAGATCGTGCGCGTTGAAGTCATGAAGAAAAAACGTGTCCGATACAATGACACCTACGGAGAGAAATATGAAACCGTGGAGTGGCTTGAATTGATCCAACGTCCTGATACGCATGTATTCATTTTCAGATATAAAGCTTCCGTCGATAAGGGGGACCGACTCATCATGGACGGGAACGTCTTGGATGTGGTCGGAGTATCCGAGGACATATGCACATCGACCATTCGCGTATTTACAGAAGCGAACACGCTTGAAACGAACTTAATGAAGATTTCAGGAAATGGCGGGTGCGTGGAATACGGGAAGGCGGAACCTGCCGCAACGAAGGATCACGACGCAGAGCAATGGATGGACAGTTGGGTCGGGACGTATGCAAAAAACATCGCCTCCCATTACGATGAGATTAAAAACGGGAAGCACATCGGGCAATTGTTTGGAATGTTTGACCTCGATGTTGCTTGCGCGTGCGTGGGCGCGGGGCCTAGCCTGGACAAGAACATTGATGGATTGCGTGATTTCCCTGGAATTATCATTTGTGCTGACCGTGCCTATCGAAGCATGAAGGCTCGTGGGATCAAACCGGATATTGTTTTCAGCATTGATTGCCATGAAGACCTGATAGCGGAAATGCTGAAAGGGCCTAATTCGTCGGATGACTTTTTGATTTTGAATACGTGTTCCGATCCGAAAGTAATGAAGGAATGGAAAGGGAAAGTCATGTTCTTTAACATGAGACACCCCGGCGTTCAGTTCACGGATTACATTTTGCCGGAGCTTTTCCCTGGATTCGGAACGATTGATAATTGTGGGAACGTCGGGAATGAAAGCGTTCTCCTTGCGGATTTTATGGGTTGTAGCCCTATTGTCATGGTCGGCCAGGACTACGGGTACACGGGCGGGAAGATGCACGCCGACAAATACGAATTTGACGCCGACGGGAAACCGTGCGGAATCGTTCCCGTAGATCATGCGAAATTGATGGAGGAGAGGACGGGGAAAGTGACGGTCGGCGGCGTCGTGACGTATTCAGCTTTCCCTACATACGCTGGATCGCTTTATATTCAACGGGATAGACGGGGCCTTGATATAACGAATTGCACGGAAGGCGGGATATTGACCGGATTGTCTTGCAAGCCTTTAGCGGAGATGTGCGCGGATTTGAATGAACGTATCTCGCTTGGGAAATTGAAATCACCTACGGAAGCAAGAGGGCTATTAGAAACTCTGAAATAGAATATTAAATTTACCGGGCGTGGCTTGATCACCACTGAAAAGGGCGCTTAACCGCCTTCCCCCGGCACGACCTGTTAGGAGGTTGGTTCACGCGAGAGCGTGGGTCAACCTCTTTTTTTGTGCCGGAAAATTTGGAAGCAGAAATTAAGGAGGACTCACATGTCCGTCGAAACCAATAATCTCCTCTTAGGTGCCGGGGAGTTGTTCATCAAAAAGTCTGGTGCCGCCAGTAGCAAATACGTTCACGTCGGGGCGTTGAAAGGTAACGTCCAGTTCATCCAAGAGGCGACGATGGTAGAACAGAAGCCAGGTAATCGCTTGGCCGCTGTTCGTCGGGACAAGACCGAGGAGAAGGCGAGTTTGAAAGCGCAGATTTGCGATTTCAAAATTGAGCAGTTGATTAACGCCTTCGGGCAGAGCGTTTCTACGACGGGGTTGACGATTACGGCCACTCTCCGGGCCTTCTATGAGATGGAATTTGGAAGCACGACCGTTACCAAGACCTTTGCGAATGTCCCGGTCTCAATGACGAACGTGGTTGTCCATAGCCTTGATCGTTCGACGAAATACGCGAAGGGGACGCATTACACTTGCCCTTCCGTTAACGGGATTAAACCGATTACCACGACGTTTGCGAACAAGTCTCACTTCGTCGCTTATGACACCATCGACACGGCGGCTAAACGCCTTATGTTCGGTGACAGCCTTACGCTTCAGGTTGTGTCATTGAAATACGTCCACAAACAGGCTAACAGGAAATTCATCACAATTGAAATTCCACGCGCAACGATTCAGGGCGGACTCACCATCCCGTTCGGAGAGAAAGAATACACGGTCACTGACATCACCTTCGCGGCCCTTGGTGACACGACGAAGGCAAACGGACAGAGCTTGTTCAAGATCATCCGGGAAGCGTAAAAGGAGATTCACATGGCGCAGGATTCAGGGAAGATTAACCCGTTCGTTTTGGATCGGGTGCAGGAAGACTTCGAGATCGGAGGGCGCAAGTTGGTTTTGCGTCCCCTATCCGTCAAGAAGGTTGAACAGTTGTTTGAAATCGCGGAAGCGGCGGTTTCAGGGATTGATCCGAAACAGCCGGAGACGATGAAATTGTCTGTCATGTCGAAACGGTTCATTGAGAAGGCGAAGGAGTATTTGAAACTCGTCTTCCCGAAAAGCCAGTTTGATTTCATGACGGATGAGTTTATCGACGAGCATTTCACGGTTCCGGCTCTTCAAGTCTTGGCGGATAGGATCGTAAGGATGAACGGTCTCGAAGGCTTCTTCCCGCATCTTCTACAGGCGAAAGGAGACGATCCATCAACTCCGAAAGTTGGGGGCGAATCTATCATCTCCTGATGGCGTCGTACGGATGGACGGTAGGACAGGTTGATGAACTTCCGTTCGTCACGGCGATGGCTCTCATGGAGCAGGTGCGGAAATATCCGCCTCCTAGCGTGTTACAGGTGGACATGATGGAACAGGCGGGGAAGGAAGCGGAGGCTACGCACGTGCGCGAACAGGAACAGGCACTAAGCAAGATGGGTGCCGTAGTCCAGACCAAGAGTAAGTTGCTTGGCCTTGTAGTCAAGCGGACAGGTAAAAAACTGGTATGAGGCGGACGGAATGGCAAACGAAATAGGCGAACTTGTCGTCAAGATCGCGGCGGACATCTCCGACATCAAGGGGAAGATGGCCGATGTCAAGAAAAGTACGGACGGGTTGGCGTCATCCTTTGAAAGCAATCTTCACCCTGCCCTCGGGGACCTCGTAACGCGATTCAAAGCGTTGGCGAATCCTGTTTCTTTGGCGTCTGCCGGACTGGTTGGGATGGCGGTTGCAATCATGAGTTCCGTAAAAGCCTATGCCGATTACGGAGAGGCCCTTGGAAAAATGAGCAAGCAGACGGGGGTTTCGGTTGAGTCATTATCAAAACTGAAATATGCCGCCGAGCAAGAGGAAACAAGCCTTGAAGCCGTGTCTGCCGGGATGAAAGTCCTTCAACAGCACATGGCCCTCATAGGTGACACGACATCAACTGAAACGCGATTCCTTGAAATTGCGGATGCCGTAAAGAATGCTGGATCGGCTTCTGAAAAGGGAGGGATTGCTTTCAAAGCTTTTGGACGTGCAGGTTATGATTTGCTTCCCATGCTTTCTTTGGGTTCTTCTGGAATAAAACAACTTGGTGATAAAGCGCAAGCCCTTGGAGTTGTTATTGGTCAAGAGGCCGCAGACAAGGCGGACAAGTTCAACGATTCTATAAACACTATGAAGACTGGGCTTCTTGGAGTTGCAATTCAGATTACAAACGGAGTCCTTCCCGCTTTTGAATTCTGGATGCCATTAATGGAAAAGGCCCTTGGACTGATAAACAGTTCAGCCGCCGCCGAGGTTACGGCAGCGGGAGGGCGTGAACTTACAATCAAAACTCTGGAATATCAGAAGGCCGCAATCATTGAAGGAAACCGAGAGATGCAACAGCGGTTAATGAGGACTATTGAACTTTCTGATGCGGAGAAACAGAAAATTTCAAGTCTCGACAAGTCAATCGCCCAAGAAAAAAAGTGGTTGAAGGAAGAGGGCGATGCACAGGAAAAGGCGGCAAAGGGTAGCGTAAAAACAGAGAAAGAGAGAAACGCCGATTTGATTGCCGCCCGTAAAAAACACTGGGCCGCGCTTTTGCGTGGAGAGCGGGATAGCGGGGATGAGACGGTTGAAGAAGTAAATAAAAGGTTGGCCGCTATTCTGGCGAGGTGGCAAACGCACGAACAGGCGGTAACGATGTTGAGCAACTTCGCTTCCGGGGATCGACTCGCAAAATTGAAAGTATGGCTTTCTTCGGAACAACAGGCGCAGTTGGCAAATGATTTGACTGAATTAACAAATAGGGGTTTGAATAAAGAGGCAATTGCCCTTCTGGATAGAACATATGCCGATCAGGAAATGCAACAGAAAGCGGCACTTGTTACCTACGATCAATTGACGAATGAGCAGAAGATGGCAAATTTAACATCAACCCTGAATTATATTTCAACGTTGTCAACGTCGAAAAATAAGGCTCTCGCGGCGGTGGGAAAAGCGTCGGCTATTGCGACGGCAACTATTGATGCCATTGTCGCAGGGAATAAGGCATGGGCCGCTCCCCCTGGACCACCGTGGAGCGGTGTTTATGTCGCCGCTGTTATTGCCGCAGGTATGGCAAACGTGGCGCGGATCGCCGGGGTTAAGGTGGCTAAAGGCGGGGTCGTCATGCCGCAGGAAGGGGGCGTCGCGGCGACCGTTGCGGAGGCAGGTCAACCGGAAGCCGTGATCCCTCTTGAAGACTCTCGGGCGAAGAAGCTTTTAGGAGAGGCGATACAGACCGAATCGAAAGGGTCCATAACGAATAATTTCTATATCTCCGGCCAGTTCCTTGAAGCAAACGGGGAGAAGTGGAAAGCGATGGTCCGTAATTATGTCATCCCCGAAATTCGCAGATTTACGGATATCAGTCCGAAGGGTCCGTTTACTCGACGGCGCGGTAGGAGTTCTTAATATGGCGACAGCGAACGCGGCGATAGCTATTGACACCTCGATTGTCCTGAATTGGTCTGATGTGACGGGGGCCGATCTCTACTCCGTCCAGATAAGTCTTTATCCTGATTTCCGTGTTTCACTTGAATCAAGTGATGCGTTGGCAACGTCAACACATTCATTTACTGACGCAAGCACGGACGACGCAAAGAGGTATTGGCGGTGGAGATATTCTCTGGACACGGGGACAACGTGGTCTAAATGGAGTGAGGTCGGAACGTATTGGCTGAATACAAGTTGCCTGACGGAAGTTGTGCAGTCATCGAATACATGGTCTTTGGCGGACCCGGATGATCCGTCGGATAAAACAAATTTCGATGTCTATCCAATTTTCAAGGTTTTGCCGGGGATGATAAACAGGGTCAAGGAACGAAATCGGTCTGGTGATTTGTTAAGCGAATACCTAACGACGAAGGATTTAATTTCCCTCGAATTTGGGGAAGATTCATACGTCCAGCATGAACAATTTCGGGAGATCGTCAGGTTCCACAATGAGATCAAAACGTTTTTCCTTATTGCGAACACATACGACGGGCGGGACAACGTGACACGTATATGGAAAGTCCAATTTACGGACGATCCAGACATGATGATGGTTGCCTCTGGACGGACGGATTTGATGACTGGCTCACTTGAATGCGAGGAGGTTTAAGATGAAAAAGATTTTATCTTGTGTGGTTATCGCTGCGGGTGTTGTGTCCGCTTCGATATGGGCTGCGTCAAATTTTCCAGACTCGGTTAGCACGGATTCGAACCTTTATGTGGCGGTGAACAATTGTTACACGACGCTGTCTGTCACGATAAATGCTTCTACCCCTACAATCACAGGATCGTCAACGGCAAGTTTTCCATCAGTTGGGTATATTATTATTGAGAACGAGGTGGTTAAGTATACGGGAAAGACTTCGGGAACATTCACAGGATGCACACGCGGGGCTGATGGGACTGCGGCGGCGACTCATACAGCCGGTAAACTTATTTATCACTCCATTGTTGCCGATCATCATAACGCATTGAAGGAAGAAATCAAAGGAATAGAAGATTTCTTCCTTACGGATTCCCTCGTCCACCTTGCAACGGCGACAACTCGCGTCGGAATAAACAATGCTTCACCGGCGTATACCCTGGACGTTGGAGGGGCAATAAATACGAACGATGCTATTACGGCAGCGACTTCGATTGGCGGGGCGTCTGGTTCTTTCACGGGCGAAGTCGCGGCGGCGACATTAAATACCGGGAACGGATCAAATGAACTTTTCCCAATGGATCAAGATGTTCAGACTTCCGCCTACCCAACTTACGCCGGAATTCAGTTAACCTACGGTGTATCGGCGGCAACGGGGGCGTTCTCTGGTGCGTTGACTGGTTTAACTTTGGACACGGGGCAAGGTGCAAACGAACTTTACGACATGGACCAGAACGTCCAGACGACGGACAGCCCTTCTTTTGTTGGGATGTCTTTGACCTACGGGATATCAGCGGCAACTGTTACAGCTTCAAGTCTTACAAGCGGAAGAGTCACAACTGCGGGAGTGGGAGGTATTTTGCAAGATTTCGCTGGATTTAAATACGACGGGTCCACGTTGACTGTTTTAGGTGCGATGTCTCGTGGCGGACTTGTTACTGATGGTACAAATATAAATCTCGGTGGTACTTACTCAATTTCCACCGCACCATATTCAACTGTTGCCGGAGGGGAGGGGAATGTGGCCGCCGCCGACTCCGCGACAGTTGGTGGTGGATACAACAATTGGGCGCTTGGTTTCGCCTCAACTATTGGTGGAGGAGGATACAGCTATGACATTGAAGCTAGGCAAAATATAGTTTATGCCAATCTTGGGACAATTGGCGGAGGAGTTGGGAATACCATCTCATCGTCTGGTTCCGACGGTGTGATTGGCGGGGGAGTTGTTAATTTAATCTCAGGGCCGGATTGTGTTGTTGGGGGAGGGAATGGAAATATAGCTGGCGGGGACGGATCAGTTGTTGCTGGTGGGCTGAAGAATACATCAACTGGATATATGGGTTCTTCCGTTGGTGGTGGTCTTGAAAATGTCGCTACGGGAGCGGCTTCAACGATTCCCGGTGGTCAGTATAACTTAGCCCAGGGGAGTTACACGTTTGTTGCCGGATACAGGGGGCACGCGACTCATCATGGATCAATGATTTTTGCTGATTACACCGCCTCTGATTTCAATTCCTCTGCTGAAAATGAATTCGCAATAAGAGCGTCGGGTGGTTTTAGGGTTGTTGGTGGCTCTGGAACTGTTGATGGTTTGTTGACTGGAAAGGCGGGGATAACTTCGACGGGGACAATAACGGGGAACTTTGAGGAAGTGGCCGTGGCTACACAGACAATTGCTGAAGCTGGAACCGTGGCGGCGGATCAATGTGGGGGGGTGAAAAGAATTTCATCGGATGGGGTTGTCACATCATCCACGACGACAACTTTTGCAAGCCCGACGTCGTCAAACCAATGTCGTCAATCTACATGCAACGTCGGCGCTCAAAATATCACATTGGACTATAATGCGGGTTTTCTAAGTTTTGGTGCGGCGGACGTTTTGCTTACTCCGAATGATTGTGTTGATGTCGCTTTTGATGGTGTTGTATGGCGTCAAATTGCGCCTGTTTCTGTGAATTGAGGGAGGATCACATGAAAAAAAGTGCGCTTTGTATTTTGTTTCTGTTGATGTCGGTACGATCATTTTCGGCGTGTTCAATGGCTTGCGGAAATGGGGGGATTCCAACAGCCGAAGATTATCCGGTTGGTTCAGGGACTGTAGGTCCACAGGGGCCTCAAGGTCCAGAAGGCCCACAAGGGATTCAAGGGGTTCCTGGGGCAACAGGGGTGCAAGGAGATCAAGGGCCACAGGGACCGGAGGGGGCGCAAGGGATTCAGGGAATACCGGGTGTGACTGGAAGCCCTGGCGCACAAGGAGAGCAGGGTGTCCAGGGTATCCAAGGTATTCAGGGAATTCAGGGTATCCAAGGAGAACCAGGATCGGGTGGACTTGGCTACACGCTTTCCGTCCAAGCACTTACCTCTAGCCCTGCGGATGGGGCAACGGTATATTTTGGACAGTTACCGAAGGCTCCAATCACGACGGCGAACGTGAGTAAGGTTTATATCAGGAAAGCAGGAACGATTAAGATGGCGCAGATTTATTGTTATTCGGGAACGGCTGGAACCGCTGAAGCGTGGTCGCTCTACATTAGAAAAAATAACTCGTCGGACACCCTTATTCAGACGTTGACGGTGGCGGCGAACGAGAGGATTTTTACGAATTCCTCACTTTCTATCGCCGTTGTCGCCGGGGACTACCTGGAAATAAAAGGGATTCAACCAACGTGGTCAACCAATCCGCTCACAACAATTTATTCTGGCTACTTGTACATTGAATAGATTCAACAGGAGCTATTGAATGGCGATGTACGGACCACCACTTTACGGGCCTCATCTTTATGGGACCGGGGGAGATGTTGCCTATCCGCCGGATTTCGTCTATGAGATGGAGAAAAAGAGGGACACGACGCCGTTTGTTTTGGTGGAACATATTGACCTTTCTGGAACAGTTACAGATATTAGTTCTTATTATTTGAGTGGTGGGAATGTGAGTAGAGAAAAGGAACGCGCCCCGGATGAGATTCAGGCGGGAGATTTCGATATTGAATTATTGAATCACGACAACTATTTCTCCGAATACATAGCGACATCGTTGTTTTATGGGGTGCAATATCACTTGTCGAAGATTCGGATTAGCGCAGGATTCATCTTGGCTAACGGCGCGACGGTAACGGAAAAAATGTGCCTCGGGTACATCGACGAGATAGAGGCGCAGTCAGACGGATCAAAGGTAACTTTACGGTGTCGGGATTTAATCCATCGGATCATTGACGAAAAACTACATCTTCGTCCATCGGAAGAAACGCCGACCGCAGGGGGAGCGAACGTCGGAGACGGCACGGTTTCAAGTTTGGAAACAAAACCGTTTAAGGTGGTCAATGAGGATTGGACATTGACTTGTACGACGCCAGGTGCGGATGGTGTAGCTGTTTTCTCGGTTGTTGGAAGTGTTTCAGGAGACGTTGGAGACGCCACAAGCGGGACTGAATTTAGCACAGGGACGGGGGTTGGTGGGATCAAGTTCACCATCAACGCCGGAGATACGCCGTGGTCACTGAATGACGCTTTCACTTTCTCGACTTGGCAGAGGCCGGAGTGGACGCAGGAAAATCCGGTCAAGATCATTTGGTCAATCCTGACGGGATACAACTACGATACGGGTGCTGAAGAAGCATGGGCCGACAGCGTTTTTGATCTGGATTCAACGCAAGATGATACGAACGTGGACATAGACTATGCCTCTTTCGTTGACGCCATTGACAAAATAACCGGGACTACTTTAACGGGGTATGTGGACTACAACGAATCGGCGCAGGACTTTCTTGAATCCCTGCTTCTTTTGTTCCTTGGCTCGTTGATTTCAGATGCCGATGGAAAGATCATGGTTAAAACGTGGTCCCCGTCCATTGAAGGCGTCGTCCGTGTTTTTGCGGATTCCTTGAAAGTGACAGAGTTGGGATATACACGGAGCATCAACGAGGTCATTAATTACGTCCGTGTCGCATATAAGAAAACGGCGTCATGGCAATTTTCAGGAGAGGATATTGTTTATGACGGGTGGTATGTCGCCAAGGATACGGGTTCTATCGCAAAATACGGGAAGTTGTCCGAGGAATATACGACACGGTGGTATATGTCCGGTGGGACTCATGCGGAGGATTTTGCCGAGAGAATTCTTGACCGATACGCCGAACCTCCGCTTGTCATTTCCTTCGCCACAGGGTCCGACGGACTCCTAAGTGAGATCGGGGACAAGATTTACATCACCGATGAGAAATACGGATTTTCTCTCGCGGGTGCGGAGATATCGAAGATCGCAAAGAATTTTGATTCGTCTCCGTTGAAGGTGGAAATATCGGCGCGGAGGGATACAAGCATGGACACGATCTACGGATACCTGGGGAGCCGATCCGATGAAGGGGACGGGATAAGCCCACAGGCCGACACTTACTCGGGTGCGTCCGCGTCCGACAAGCTGTTCTGCTATCTCGGGCGCGGATACAAAATGTACTGATATGGCCGACTACACAGACCTCCGAGGGAGATTCGTTTATAAACGGGCCGTCTATTGGGCCGAACTCGACACGCTGGCGGAGAACGACGAACATTTGAAAGAGAATGGATGGGAGGATGGGTGC